TGGCTATGGAATAGACTGCGATCATGTCTGTGGGTCTAGCTAGATATTGAGAGTTAGCAACTGTACTACCAGTAGCGGCCTTTCGAAGCTCTGGAATAAGAACCTGACGGAGTATCTTCTCCTCTGCCTGTCTAACAAACGTAGGGATGTTACCCACAAAAGAAGTCTCTGTATTCTCTGTGTAGTCCTGTATAGCCTGTGTTAACTCTGTATAGTTCATGTGATTTACCTTATCCTATACTTCCCACCACGAGCTTTGCCCATACCACGAGACACTTTACCACCATGTTTTAGTTTAGTTGGTTTACGGCCTGATAGTTTGAGCAAGTTGCTTTTGCCTTTATTTAACAAAAATTGATCAAAACTCATAGAGTCTGACATTTTACCATCAAAGAACTCCTCACGTAGATCTTGTAGTTCTGAGTCTAGTTCTTTCATCTTACCCATAATGACTACCCATTCCTATTAAAGTTGCCACCTCTGGTAGCTTTGCCCATACCCTTACATGTACTACCACCCGTTCCCATTTTTTTAACTTTCCCGCCGTAGGCCATGTAACCCATGTTATTACGAACTTCTGTTGGTAATTTACCTAGTCCTGCGTTTCCTGTAGGGACAGCTTTGAGGCTACCACCTGACATTGCTCTAGCAGTAGCAGCGACTGGTGCTTGTTTATTTTTCTTCATCTTCTTTGCAAGCATACCTGCGGGGCTAAGACCTGCTTTCGCCAATTTGCCAAATGCGCCTTTACCTGTAGCTATTCCGTACAGAGGACTAAGGCTACCAAGGATCTTACTCCCTTTACCCTTTTTAACAACTTTACCACCGTGAGCTTTTTTCTTAGGTGGTCTACCTACTTTTGAACCGTATGTACCCATTCCTTGAGGCATATCTAATCTCCTTTTGACAATGTTATCATGTTTAAATTTCCAAATCTACCGTTAAGGTGTGTTGACCTGACCTCCCATACCACTGTGGTTAGTACAATAGTAGTATAATGTTGGTGCGCCTGAAGCTACTACGATCTGAGTATACGCACCCGCATTTCCGGGGGTTCCTACAGTTGTAACGCCTGTTGTGTACTCTACACCACTGCCATGAGTTCCATTTGACGTTGCTGAAAACCTTAGTGGGTGACCACTATTGCTTGAGTCTGACTGATCAAACAAATAAGTGCTTCCTTCACTAAGATTTATTGTAGGCGCTTCTACAGAATCAAGATAGTATTTATTACCACTACCGTAACTTGCGGCGGCAACTGTAACTATAGCTGTTGCCGTTACATTAACTGATGGGGTTGCAATTCCAACTCTTCCGAAGGCAGTAGAGCCAGTAGCAGGGACAGTTTCTACTATATCACCTGTTATTGTAACCGTTCCAACTGCACCTGCAGCGGTACTTGGAGCCGTAGCGCTTGCGGTAAATGTAAGAGCTGCTGCTGCGCCAACCGTGCCTGTGGCAGATACGCCTGTGGCATTTACTACGCTCTCGTCAAAGCTTACGACAACCCTACCTACGGATGCAGTCATAAATTGGGCAGGGTTCCAAACAGGACCAAATCCAAATAGCTGTCTACTTGCTTCTAGGGCGGTGTCTGGCCTAGCATTTGCCAAACTCTGTGGGTCAAATATTCTTATCCTACCAAGGAAATTTTGTGGGTGATCATCATCAGCCACGTCTCTACCCACACGTAAACCTGTCTTCACACCATTCTTATACTCGTCAACAAGCTCGTTCAGTGGATACCTGAAGCCAGTTCTGTCACAGAAACCAAAGGAATATTTGTTATTAGCAGTCCTCATCCACCACCTATCAAGAACGTATTATGCGGTACAAACCTTATAGATGCTGTTTCTGAATCTTCACCCGCTGCAAGTTCGAACTGATACTCATACTCTTGCTTTAAAGGAACAACTCTGGCTATTGCTTCTGGTTTCTTCATGGCTATTTGGTACGCAAGACCCGCAACAAGACATGGTATAAACCGTGGAGGTACAGCCGCTGTTGTCCCAACTCCTGAAGACAGCCCATCTATACCTTTTAATCTGTAATACGCTAACGTATACGAAGCGTCTGGAACAGGCCAAAGAGTTACTTTTGTCTCTGTAGCTAGTCTTTGTACATATATCTGAGTGGGCTTACCTGTGGTATTCTTATTGGATTGAGCCGCATAGTTAGACACAGATATGCGTTCTAGGGCTGTATCTACCTGACTAGTACCAGTACCAGTCCGTATATGATGTTCTATTACATCTATAGTATCTACAGGCATGGTGTACGTTACTGTACCCGAAGCTACAGCTAGAGTCCCTTCGTCTATAGTGAATAGATTGAGACCTCTATTCTGCCATTCAAGCAACATAATATTAAGGCTACGCCTCGCTGTTCGAAGATCGTAACCTGTGTTTAGCTCTATCCCTGCACGTTCGTAGGCTTCCTCGAATATGTCAGGTAAATCTGGTGTAACTACTGCCATTTGCTATTTCCTTTTTCTACCACTAGCAGTGGTTGACCACTTAACTCTTTTGGGTCCAGTCTTCTTTTTGGCCTCTGATTTAGTTATTTTAGAGGCTACAGCTTTAGGCCGACACGCAGGGTAGGAACGCCGTTTGTCTTTCTTTCCACTTCGACCACATTTCTTACCTGTCTTTACATCTCGCCAATCTTCGGCAAACCATTTACCAAGACCACTTTTTTTACTAGGTTTTTTTGCCACGTTTAGCTACCTTATTGTTGCCGCCTTTCCAACCTCCACCTTTAGACTTGTACCATTTAGAAGCCCAAGCATTTGCATATGCGCTAGGATATACCTTGAATTTTTTTCTAGCCGCTGATTTTGCTCTAGACCATAAAGCAGAGTTCGTTGGGGTTGCTTTAGCCACTATAAAAACCTTCCTGCTACAGCCGCAGCGATGATTAGGACGGCAATGCCCCACAACCGCATATCAAGACGTTCAAGTTGCTTTTCAATACGCTCAAAACGTCTGTCTGACTCTTTTTCATGCTTTTCCATGATCGTTAATACGTCTTGCGCTTTCATTAACATTTCCATCTTTTTCTAGCCTGTCTTAGGCGACTGTTTGGATCTTTTGCTGCTTTTGGAAACTGCTTCATCTGACCTGCAGATCTGGCGCAATAAGACTTACGGCGTTTTGCAGCCTTACTACCTTTTTTAACTTTACCAGTCACAGCGGTTTTAAGCTTAGAACCGGGGTTATCCCTACGGTACTTAGCTACACCTTTAGAAGTCATACCCGCACCTTTTTTGGTGGGCCTTTTATGGCCCCCCTTGATGGAGTGACCCTTCATAGTTCCTTTGCGAGCAGCCATAACATTAATTAAAGAATACTGTTATAGCCGTTAGTGCCGTAGCGGTAGAAACATGTATATCGCTAACCCTAATCCCATCATCTGGGATATTAACGGCATGAACATCCGAGGCTTTTAGATCTAAATCTAAAACTGTAGCTCCTGCACTTCCGTCTTTAATGGTTAATCGAGGTGTACCCGATCCTGATAAAACATGTATCTGCCGTATACGAGCAGGACCAACCGCGAGTGAGCCTGTTCCTGTGACACGCTTTGCCTTTACATCACTAGACATAGCTTACCCTTCTTTCTTAGGGCGACCACGCTTTTTAACAGGTGCTTCTTCCCATGCCTCATTTACATCAGGTGTGGAAGGATCATCTGCTTTAAGCGTTCCATCGCTGTTTCTTGCGCGAACTTTTTTAGAATTAGTCCATACTTTTAGTGGGTTTCCATCTGGATCTAACCCACGAGCCGCTAGTTCTTCAGCACTTGGTGGTGCAAATCTCATGATTCACCCCCCTTATGATGACGCGATTGTGCCGCCTGTGTCAGAACGCTTCCAGTTTGTTCCGTCAGAGAAAGCCAAAATAGCGGAACCTGCCGCACCGTTTGAAACAAATACGAGCGTACCTGCACCTGCTGTGGCAGCGGATGGTGCTGATGCTACGGTGTATGTTGGAACCTTAATGTCGCCCACAAAGCCAGAAGTGGCTGTAACTGGGCCTGAAAATGTAGTTGATGCCATAATATATACCCTTTGCACAAGGTTTTGCCTAGCAGTCTGTGCAACGTCAGGTCGGGGAGTGTCCTGTCTGCAAGGCTAATGTTGCCCCTGCAAATACCATAACACACATTTTACAAAAAGAAAGAGGGAACTTCAGACGCCTGAACTGGAAATACAGGAGGAGAATCCGCTAATGAGGCCGCATCTTTCCAAGTTAGGTCAGCTTTTTCCTTTGCTTCTCCGTGCTTAACATCTCGTAAATGATTGCTATCCGCAACAACCCCATCATAATCCAAAGCTACAGAATGAGGTTTAACTCCATTAAGCCAGTGTTGAATGGACATGAATACCCCACCGCTAGGCCCAAACACCCCACCATGACTATCATTTGTTCTAACTTTAATTAGTGCGCCCTTTTTATCGTTAGAATTGGGAAACTTAATTAGATCATTTTCTGTAACCCAATATCCACTATGAGAAAACGCTATATCTCCACCTAAATACATCTCGTAGCTTTCTACATTAGGATGTGTATGTTCAGGAATAATAAAATTAGGAGGGACAACAAACATCTCAACTTGAAACTGATTAGATCGATACCAAACAACCGCTGTTGTTTCACTAACTTTATATGTGCAAACAATACTATCGGGTACATACCCAAATACTCTTGATTTCTCTCGAAAAGCAAACGCAAAATTCTCTAGCTCATTTGACATTATTTTATCCCTTTAAAAGAAAGGGGCAACTTGCGCTGCCCCAGTTCGGGAGAGGTAATTCTCCTATATCAAAAGTTATGCGCCCGGTGAACCGAACATTCCTAGTGGATCAGATACACCAAAAGAATAACGCTCACGAGCTTTGTAGCGAACGTTACCTGTATCAAAATCACCGTCCATAGCCGTAGCCATTGGAGTACGCACGAAGTGCTTCATTCCGTTTGGAATGTCTGTGGTGATAAAGAACGCGTCTGTATCCGTTAGGTAATGATTCACACGGTAGCCTTCAGGGATTGATCCATTTGAACGCAATGCGTTTGTATCGTTATCCGCTGTACCAGTGCGAAGCTCTGTCTGTAGCAGTCTTGTTGCCACGAACATCAACGCAGGTGGAACGATTAGCTTACGAGGGCGAGCCGCGATTAATAGGCCACGTTCGTCTGTGAACGCTGCGATATCAATAACTGACTGCTCTAGTGAGGTTTCGTTCAAGTCTGCATTAACTGCGAGCTTGTTAGCGTTTGTACTACCACCAACAGATGGGTGTGCAGTGCTAAACATTGTAACGCCATCACCTGAGTTGAAGCTTGTAAAACCTGTGTTTAACAAAGCTGCAGCCTTAGTCTGCTTGGTATAAGCCATAGCGCGAGCTAGTGCTTTTGTATATCGAGCAGACAATGAGTCGTACAAGTTGTCTTCCATCGCTTCTTCAGTGATAGAGAAACCCATTGCAACGGTCTCATGGTTGTATCGAGCAGTGTAATGCTCTTGTGCGTTATCATACGAAATCGATGCACCTTCTGCTTTCACAGGAGCCGCCCCAAAACCACTTAATTTGACTTCTTCTTCAAAGCTTCTGTCTGAAGTTTCTGTCTCATAAATTTCTGAGTGTTCGTTTTCGTATTTGTCGTATTCCAAGCCGTACAATGCGTTTAGGCCGGGAAGTAGCTCTTTAAGGAGCTGTGCGCGTGAAATAGCCATTAGTTAGCCTCCTTATAAGCCGACATTGTTGGTCATCTGATGACCACCAAGGTTAAATTTAACCAACACATCTGGAAATGCGTCTCCGGGATCGGAAACATGTCCTACAACTCTAAACGCCGCCGCTGCTGTTTGAACAGTTGCATCTAGTGCTGATGTGGAATTGCCTGTCGCTAAGTTACCTGTAGAGGTAGACTGTGCGGCTGCAAAACCTGTGTTAGCGCCAATAATTGTTTGCGCTCCTGTACCGTCAAGCTGTGCTTGAAATAGTACGCTTGGATCGTCAACAACGTAAGCCTTAATCGGCCCACCATTGGCTGTGCCAGTTGGATAGTGCTGTGCAAAAAGCTGTTGGCCTTCTGCGTTTGTGTACTCACAACCAACAAACACACCGATAGCACCGACACCTGAAGTGCCGCTAACGGAATTGGACGTTAAGTCCATGCCTGTTCCTGTTGCGAGTGCAATATACCCATCCGCCCCGATTATGACAACTTGACCATTATATAGATTGGTCGCCTCGCCAGCGGGATCGATCAGGTATGTAGTAGTTGCCCCTGCATAGGGCATGCCATCAGCACGTTTTACCGGCTTCAGGCCATAGGGAGCTGCTGTAGTAGCCATTGCTCAATCTCCTAACCAAGTTAATACCAAGGAAGCTCCCTAAAAAGGTTACTTCCCAAATGAAGTTCGCGTGGAACGTTCGGGATTCAACACTGGCATACGAGGATCGTTTTCTCTCATAAAGTTACGATCTACCGCATCCTGTGCGTGTTGAGCCTGTTCAAGTTGAACTTGAATACGTTCTTCAGCAATTTCAGCAGGTATACTGCATAATAACAGACCACCTACCTCAATGTTGTCCTTGAATCGAGAATCGATGTCAGACACAATGTTTAAATCAGAATAATCTGATGCTTTGACTGGCGTGTAGCCCTCACGGAATCGAGTAGAGACATTAGTATTGTCACTGTTCCCCAAAGTTGCTGTGCGAATCCAACGGAAGTGTAATCCATCCTTTGGTTCGGGGGTCGGTAACGCAGATGGTCTTGACCATCCTTTTCTACGCTCTGTCTTTTCTCTAGTTTCGGTAGTGCGTGGAGTTCTATCAGTCATATCAACTATCCTTCATTAATTGCGCCGCATACTGTTCTGCAGTTAGACCGAGCCGTTTGGCGAGTGCGGCTGCGGTTGGAGTTAACTTCACCTTGCGTGGCTTTTTTGACGTACGAGACGGCGGGGCAACCACGTTACCCGCTTGAGGCTGGGGTGGCGCAGACTCCTCTGCAACAACCTCAAACTTAGTCGGAAACGCTTCCTTCATGGCAGCGTCTATCTCATTGTAGTACTGTTCGCTGTTTGGTTCAACACCTTTTGTGACAAGTTCTTCATGTACACCGTACGCGAAGCCTGTCATTCGCTTATCTTCCATGAACCAAGTATTCTTATCCGCCCAGTCTAAAGCACGTTGCGGAGGCTTTGTGGGTTCTGGCTGCGCCTCTTGTTTCGGTGCTTCCGTTGGAACAGGCTCGCTTCGTTTTGGAGGTACATAGTTACTTACGCGATATTGTTCGTTCTGTAATCTTGTAAGTTCTGACTGCGCCTCTAACAACTTATCAGGATCACCTGCTTCATACGCTGTTTTGTAATTAACGTTAGCCTGTGCAATCTGAGCTTCAACCCTACCTTTAGCCTGATCGATCAATACAGTTTCATTATCTTCTAGAGACTTACGAAGTTTTTCATTTTCGTCTTTGACCTGTTGGGCATACTTAACAGCTTCTTCTCGGAGCTGTAGTGCTTCTTCCCTAGCCTTCTCTTCGTCACGATATTTTTTCGTTAACTGATCAATACGTTTCTGAACGCCCGCACTATACTTATCTATCTCAGTGTCAGAGTTCTCTGCTTCAGCCTCCGGTTCAGGCGCTTCCACTTTCTCTTTCTCTTCAACTTTTGTTTCGACTTCCTGCTTTTCTTCTACAGGAGTCTCTTCAATCTCAACCTCGATTTCTGTAGTCTCTTCTACTTCATTCTCTAGGTTTTCTGCAGTGTTCGTACTCATGCTCTTGTATACCCCCTTGGATCGTCAACAACACCTTCTACGGTGTCATCATTTATAAGACGGAACTCTTTACCCTGAACTTTAAACCTAGTGCCTGAATAAGAACGAAAGATTACAAAATCTCCTTCCTTACACCAAGGTCCGTTAGGAAAGCGATCTTTGTCAGAATACGCATCTGATCCTGATTTTATAACAAAACCAATAATAGACGCCGTAGACTCATCTTTGCGAAGGCCATCAGGCATAAATACTCCACCCTCTGTCTTCTCATCAATCTCTGGAAGTGCTATCAGAAGCCTATATCCCGTAGGTTCTGGTAGTTTTGCGTGAAGGTCATCCTTTACCTTCGTGTTATCGACTTTGACTGTCGCAATCATTTTACACCCGTTGCAGTGATTTGAAGGTTCACCGTTACCTTGCGCGGCCTATCCGCGAATATTACGAAGCACCTTATGCTTCAATAAATCTTTTCTCAAGCTCTTTTACATTATTTAATGCGATATCTATACCCTCAAGTTTCCCTATGAGCCTGTTGTAATCTTCCATACTTTTCACACCGCCACCTGATACAAACTCTGTTATCTCAGCTTTGTGTTCATTTAGACGCCTTTCCAAAGCATCAAATACACTAACTTCCACCCTTATCTAGCTCCTTCGCTATATCTAATCCTATCTTTGTTCCCTCGCGCTTATCTTTACGCTGCTCTTTGTCTAGCTCTGTAGCTATCTTAGTTCCAATCTTAGCGCCTTCTACTTTCTGTGAAGTTTGTAATTTAGCTGCTTCTAGTTCTAGCTTGGCTAAATCCATCTGCCTGTTGTGCTGAGACTCTTGCTCTTTTATAGCTAACTCACGCTGCTGCATCTGTACCACTGGATCTTGCTGCTGCTGCATCATTTTCTCTTGCTGTGCTTCCGCTTTGTCCTTTTGCAGTACCTTCTCAGCAGCATCTTTAGCCAACCTAGATAGCTCTAACTCTACGTCTTCTGGCAACGGTTGATCTTCGTCTGGCATATCTACGCCAAGTTTCTTTTCTATCTCACGTCTATACTGGAATGCTACGTGTTCTGTTATGTGTGCAGCCATAGCCTGTTGTATGGCTGATGCAAACGGAGACTGCCCTATAATCTGCATAATCTTAGGATCTTGAGCCGCTGCCATATGCACAGCGATATGTGCTTCGTGGTCTTGATACTTAAATGCTTGGATCGGCTCTTGTTTAAGTATAGCCATGTTTTCTGTAACAGGGTCTGTAGGTTTAATATCTTCAGGTAGTTTGACAATCTCCTCTGCGTTCTGCACCCCTAATACTTCTAACATTTGACGATGCAGCTTGCCCATATCATAAATCTGGGGGGATTGCTGGGCAAGCTGGATCGCCGCCTGATACTGCATCACACGTTGGGACATGGTTGCAGCGTTGGGGTCACTTACAGGTATAACGTCTACCCTTTTGTCAAAATCACTTTTGCGATCAAAGCCACCTTCTATGTCGTAGGAATACTCTGAGGGCATATAATCATGTATAATCTTAGCTAGTATTCTAAGCTCGTTCTTGAGAGACGCGTGTAGCCTCGCCTGTACGCCAGAAAGAACTTTCATGGATCTTTCCATTAGAGCGAGTGTTGTGCCTACAGGGGCGTTAGGATTCATGTCTCCGACCTGCATGTCGGCTACAGAACCTATTCTACGTCCTTCGTCTACAATATTTCCGAGTAGAGAGTAGAGTACGCTCGATGGCTCTTTATAAGGGATAAACGTAATTGAATCGCGTATAGCGCCACCCGGTACGTCCACATCCCTAAATTCACCCGGCATAAGTGGTGTATCATCACCCTTAATACGGAGGCCGCGAGCTTTAAGACCCGCAGGTAGATTAGATAACGTACCCGCGTCAATAAGCTGACGGAGTATCGAAGTTGCAGACTTAGCCAATCCACCCATGAGGTGAATAAGCCCTGTACCGTAGAAGCCGAGACCCGGTAGATATCGGTAATGAACGAAATGCATACGTTTTCTTTTCTTCTCATCTTCTTCGTACCAATTCCTTCTTATCGCTAATATTGTGGAGGAGGACTTGTCTACAGTAACCACGTAGGGACGTGCGATACCATCAGGGTCTTCAAACTCTTCTGGCATATTCATGTCAACATGCATCTCCAGAATGGTGTGGCGATCATCATCCTCGATAACCGCTTCTTCACCATCTAACTCATCGTACTTCTCCTGTATGTCGGAGTAGTCTGGGGTAGGTTCAGGTAACTCACCCTCTTTATAGAACCCATTTACCTGTAGCTGTAATACTTCATTCGCTGTCTTTTTCATCACATGCGTATATCTTGGGCATGTCTTGAGGTCTGACGCTCCATAAGATGCTACAAAATCTTCTGAGGGTACAAACATAGCGCATGGGCGCTCCATCAATGGATCATAATACACTTTTTTAAACGCGGAACCCGCGATAGGGAGCTTGAACAGCATTTGCTCTGTTTCATCCCTGTACTCAGACATCTCTTCAGTTAACAAGTAATTCATCTCGTTTTGTACGCGACTTGCCTGATCAGTCTTATCTGGGTCTTGCTTACCTACAATCTTCGTACGTACAGGACCAGAGGCGGGGAATATCTCACCCATAGCCTGTGCCTGAAACCTTACCACAGCTTCTGTGAGTAGTGGGTGAAACACACCAGATGCCCCTGCCCACGGCTGTTGACGGTCCTCTATCTTCATCCCTAATAGGTCAAGACCCTTGACGTATGCTCTAGCCCAATCAGAACGAGACTCACGGTCTGCCTGAAAGTCTGATAGTAAGTCAGACGCCATAATCTTTAACTCGTCATCATCTATAAACTCAGCGAGGTTAGCGTCATGCCCCGGCCCCACTAGGCTGTCGGTAATACCCCCTTCGAAGTCTATGACCATCCCACCGTCTTCTGTCTCTATGGAAACAGCCTCTGGATTAACAATCTCAATCTCAAGTGCTTCAGAGTCTTCTTGGCCTTCTATTTCAAAGGGAGTCATCTGTTTCTCGACTGCCATTTTATGTCCTCACAATGCAAAGTTATACAAACTATAGCAGATCATACTGCCACTCGTCCAGTAAAGTGTGGACGCCACCCAGCGGGTGGGAGGGACAGCGTCCACGTAGGGGATGGGAAAAACCCCCATGCGCGTACTATACTACTAATAATACTCACGTCTATAATGATATTGCGGCTCATCATCCCATTCATCTGTTGGTAGGCGTATAAACCCACCCTGACGAAACCGCAATAACGCCATAACGGTGCTGTCCACAAGGTCATCATTCGACATAAACGGGAACCCTGCCACTTCTTCTACTAATTCTTCTGCCCAACGGGTGGATGGAACCCATGCCATACCCGATGCTATGATATCAGCTACAGAATTGAGCCGTGCCATCTTATCTCCAGTACCCCTGTGGGGGGTGTACTCTTGTACAGGTATGCCCATACGTCTCATTTCTTGATAAATTGCCACTCCAGAGGACTTTTTCTCCACAATAAACGCGTCTGGCTCCCATTTGTGGTACTCATCCATCGATAATTGCTTCAATTCGGGAAATTCTAGCCGTTTTTTGATAGAATCGAGCAAAATCAGGTGGTGTGCGCCCTCTTCTTCGTTAAAAAACACGCCCCAAGTGGTCAAAGCGGTGTAATCTGCGCGATTATGCTTCTCCGCTGCCGCATCTAACGACATAATTACGTATTCTACCTGCGGTGGCTCATCGTGAGGCCAAATCCCCCACCATTCTCGCTTAATTATAGACGCTTCTTCGGCTGTAGGCTGTTGTTGGTACTGCGAGTTCCACTGAAACGCGGGCATTGACGCTTTTGTACGCTCCAAAGCTGCCAAATCGAAGAACTCAGGCCATAAAGGTTTGACTGTACCGTCCTCAGAGTCCAAAAGTGCGGGAAATTCTACTATTTCGTACTGATCAGACAGCTCATTCTTCACCATATCGTTGGTTACACGCCCCGTGAGGTCATCCATGTGCCAACGTGTCTGTACAATCGCCACTCTGCCTCCCGGCATTAGTCGAGTACGCGCTCCAAATGTGAACCATTCGTAGGCTTTGTCAAACACTGAGAAGTTTCCGTTAATAACATCCTGCTCAGAGTGAGGATCATCAACAAGCAGAAGATCAGCACCCCGACCAGCAAGAGCAGATCCGATACCACACGCAAAATATTCACCTCCGAAATTTGTGTTCCACCTCCCAGCCGATTTGCTGTCTACTGCCAAGGAGACATCTGGAAAGATTTCCCTATACCCGTCTGTCGCTATCAAGTTACGAACCTTACGTCCAAAGTCTACAGCGAGATCTGTTGTGTGAGAGACCATCATAACCTTCTTGTTTGGGTTACGCCCCAAGAACCATGCGGGATAGAAGATACTCACAAGCTGCGACTTACCGTGGCGGGGTGGGATGTTAACACATACCCTGTCTTTTGACCCATCCTCCAGTGCCATAAGTTCATCCGCTAGGATGCGGTGGTGTCTACCAACCTTATAGTCTGGCTGCATACGTTTACAAAATTCTATTAGATCATCTTTAGAGGCCGTATTCGACTTCCGCGCAGACAACTCCTCGACTATCCGATCTATCTCTTTAAGTTCTTCGGGTGCGAACTGGTCCAGATTGTCCAGCATATGTTGTATCTCTTCTGGAGAGAAGTCTACGTCTGTTGCAATTTCTGCTAAATTACTCGTCATCTTTCAGACCAAACTCTTTGTCTAAGTCTATGGCATCTGCGTCTACAACCACTGCATCCTCTACAGGCTCCACAAGTCTTGCTAGTTTGGACCTTAGTTTGTCTTTTAAATCATCTGTAGACTGGTGTGTGATTGTCACCTCAGTGCGCTCTGCGAACAAACCTACATCTGCGATCTTACCCAACAACTCCAAAGCACGGAGTCTGACCTTCGCATCTTCGTTCTCTGTCTCTTCTACGAGCTTGTTTGTCACTAAATATCGTACTTGAGCCGCGCTTTGAACTACAGAATGACCAAAATCTTTTAGAATCTTATCTGTAAGTAGTAGTGTGGCGGGGGTGAGGGTGGAGGTACGGGTGGGGGTGGCCTTCTTGGATGTCTTAACTGGATCAGCGGCGTAAGCCATTGCCAACTTTGCGGAGACATCTTTGTCTTCACTAGACACAGACACGTCTAACCCATGCTCCGATAGAAGCTCTATAGTTTTAGAAGCGGCTGACGTGCGCTCTACTAAGTCCTTACCCTTGATGGGTGGGGGTATCGGTATACCACCTTCGGGTTCGATATGAATACTCATAGGCGTACATTAGTACATATAAGGGACAAAATAAAGGGGGTCGCGTGTTTTCGGTAATTTTGAAAAATATTTGAGTGAAATCATATTATATATTAGTCAATGGCTAGTGCGTGTCAAGGGGGGTGGGGGGTAGGTGGGGGTCACGATATGTTATATATAGACATGTATGTGTATGTTTGACTGGTTATCGGAATCCGTTATAATGGATAGCATAGCAAGGCAACGGACTGGCCTTGTTATCGACATCGATAACAGTCCATAGTCATAAAGGAATGAACAATGACTGATCTAAAAACTGTACTAAAACCATTAACTAAAAATGAGGGCGAAACTTTAGACACTGCAATTATTAGCGCGGTAAAAAAGGTATTGTCCGTTGATGCGGCAAAGGAAGCCAATGCAAAAATGAAAGCCTTATTTGAAAAGCGTTTCAAAAACCGTATGAATTCCAATCGAAAATGGGAACAATACTTCCTTAATTCACCATCTAAGAATTGTTTAGATAGCATTCATGTTGATGTTTATAATTGGGGCAGAGATATGTTTTGCGAAAAGCTATCACCCGATTATGCCGCCATTCGTGAATATTGTGATAATGGTGATATAAAAGGAACGGCTAAAGCAACATTCACTTGGCTAAATAAAGAGGAAACATACGCAAACGGTAAACTAACATTTACTGAACGCGATATTACCAAGCAGGCTTGGCAGTCACTTTGCAATACTGAATTTAGTAAGTATGGTAAAGAGATTATCACCGGTAAAAAATCTGCAACTGTCACCAAGACTGGCAAGGAAAAGTTTGAAGCAAAGCTTTCAAGTGTCTTTCGTTCAGTAAATGACGAAGCTTTTGAGGGAAACGCGGTTGAATGTAACGCGCTTCTTAATCGCTTCCGTTCATTGGGCTTCAAGTTCAAGAGCGAGTAATACCTTCGGGGAGCTTCGGCTCCCCATTTTTTTTGTGCCAACTATACCAGTTATCGTTCTAGCAGTACGCGTCTATGTATGGCGTTATAAAAGGCCCCGGTTCCTGCTGCACCTAAACCAAAGTTACCCAGACATGTCTATATGTTATCGAGTACGATAACACCCCGGTTATATTGGTTATGCTATACCAGTTATCGTTCTAGCAGTACGCATAATGTAACCACTATTGTAACCAAGAACCCCCCTAATGTAACCACCATGTAACTTGCAAGTACTTGTTATTATTATATTGTTACTTTGTTACCTATTTTTAATATATAGAGTACCATGAAGCCTCTTTCGTCCGTCATCAGGCGATTACGCCTCAATTTAGATCTCTGAAATTACCCCCCATCTATCCCTCAAAAAGTGGTTACAAAGTAACATTGTTTTATTATCAATGACTTACATCGATCTCGGCGGTTACAATGTAGGTTACATGGTTACATTACACGTATTGATACGTATAGACATGTATTCATATCGCTTGACACAAGACATCAAGTATGGTATAGTCATTACCTAATCAGAAATTTTTCAACAAAAGGAACAAACAAATGAACACACACAAATCGCACAGCGTTATCGACCTCGATAACAGAATGGAGGTCACACCATGAAGAAAGCAATTTGCATAGATTGTGGCGCACACTATGACGTACGCAGACAACTCCTAGGCTATCCTATATGCAAGCCATGTGGTGAAGACGCCGCGCGTCAAGTCGTTCGTTGTGTCGTGCCTCTACCCAAGGGCAACTACACCCTTATCACTCGCAAAGAAGAATTGCGTAACCTCAACCAGAAGACAAGTTGTTATCAACCTCGATAACAGAAAGGAACAAACCAATGGAAAAAACCACAGCTAAGATCCTTGTGATCAGACGCCATCGTAGGAGGATATATCTATGAGACCTATGGACTACAAAAAAATGAAGAAGTCGTTGAAGCGGCTGACCCAGTTTACCACCATGTGGTATGGTCATCGTTGCGACCATGATAGTTACGATCCAGATAGTTCAATACGCAAAGACGTAAAAGACGCTGAAATCTGTGTTGTGTGTGAAGCATGGGCGGTTATCGATGACATCAGACGAAGCATCGAAAGTGCAGAGGAGGATGGATACCTACAATGACTGACGAAGAAGTATTCGAAGAGTTTATGCGTTACGTAACGCCCGAACTTCCCGTAAGGGAGCAACCTGTGC